TATTTACCCCTGTTGACTACTATGTCATGAAATCTACTAGGAAGAGTAGGTAGATCATTGTAAGCAGAAAGGTCTGTGTGTGTTTTATAGTAGTCAAAAGTTACCGTATAGGCACTCTTGTCAGGTATAGGACTAAAGCCGTAGAAAGAATTGTCTTGTGTACGGTACACATATCTAGGAAGACTAAATTGACTTGCGCTTGTAGTGTTAAGATCACCTTCGCTGTGTGAGTCTAGCCATTCAGTATAGGAAAGATACGCTAAACGTTGAGGAGCAAAGTTTTCAGTAGTCTCTACTGTTTCTACGTCATAGTTAGCAGAAGCAGTATTAGCAAATCCTATATAAATAGTAGGAGTAGTAGAAGTAAATCTAGTAGTATTATACTCTCCATCTCCTATGTTGTCAATAGTTAATGTAGAATTAATTAACTCTGTACCACCAGAAGTTGTACCTATCTTAATAGTAATATCTCCACCAAAGGTACGAGTACGTACTACATAGTCCTTACCGACTACTGTGCTAATAGCTTGTGAGATTTCTGAGGCATTTAACCGTGCTGCACCATCACCTCTAGCTTTAGTGTGAAAAGGACTACCTGTCACAGTGGTCCAATTACTTAAATTAGAAGAAAAGCTTCCGTTAGTGATGAGATCAACAGGAGTAAGCATGAAGGAGCTAAAGTTAATCTTTCTAGAATCAGAAGGATAGTCGTATAATCTTTTACCTGCAGTAAGCTGTTGTTCAAAGCTCTTGTATAAATAAGACCACTCTACTTCTGCATTGTACACATCATGAATAGCTTTATTGACTACATTCTTTACCATCGTCTGAACACCTCTAGCAGAGGCAAAAGTAGTAGCAGTTAGCTCTACTTCATTTAGTTCGTTTAGTACACGATTAGTAAGTTCTAGATAATTTGCCATTGTTAGTCCTTGTACTTTGGTTTACGAACACCACCACCTTTAGCGTAGGGTTTGTATATACTTTGTTTTTTAGTGTTAGAAGGAGTGTTTAAGCCAGAAAGATAAGCTGCTTGATTGTACTTTTTAGGTCCACGGGCTACACTTCCAAAGAGAGAAGTTGGTAGTGTTGAAGCTTTTTTAGGTGGTCTAGTAATAGAAGGTTTTGTTTGAGTAGGTTTTAAATCTCTAAAAGGAGTACTATGTTCAACAGCACCTTTCTTTCTTCTTCTATTTTCTTCTTCAATGGTGTTTTGTTTCTGAATACCCTTAGGAAATATAGAAGCATGAGGTGGTCTGTTTTGTTTTTCAAATCTTCTTCTTGCTTCTTGTGCTTCTTTTTGTTTTCTTTTTCTTTCAGCAGGAGTTAAAACTAGGTATTCTTTATGCCTTATTTTACGTTGTTTAAGTATTTCAGCTTTTTGTTTAGGAGTAATATTTTGTAAAGGAGTTGCAAATTTTTTAGGTCTCTTTTTGTATTCTTCAACTAAAGCAAGTATACGTTTTTCAGCATCCGGGTATTTACTTTTTCTTCCACTAAGACGTTCCTCGTTAGTAGAACCTCTTCCACTAAAGCGTTCCTCCATTCTTTTTACCATAGCGCGATAGTCTTTTATAGATTCTCCCGGTTTTCTAAGTCTAGGACGCATTTTGTTAATCCTTATATTTAGCTACTCTACCACCATAAGAGTACATCTTACCTTTCTTTGCCATGCCACCGCCCATGTAGTATTGCGGCATCTGTTTCTTCTTAGGTGAGGATGTCTTCTTGGCTGACATGTCGGCTGCACCTACTCTGCCACCGTCTTGATAAAGAGAATTTAAAATACCTTTTGCTTCTGCAATATCTGCTTTAGTAGGCTTTGAAGGAACACCTACATTCCTAACTTTTTTAATAGCGCCTTCTTTTCTCATATTTTTAAGAACTGCTGCTGCGTACTCTCTATCAAGACTTGTATCTGGTTTTTCCATATTATTTTCCTAGTGTTAAGTTGCAGCAAAGACACGTACATTAGCAGTACTGCCTGAAGTGTTGTAACATTCTATACGATCTATTGTATCAGCCGACCACGTAGTCTCCCACGTATCAATCTCAGTCTGATGATTACTTTCATTAAACGTGCCAGCCATGTCACCCATGTTACGACTGTCATCACTACCTAGTACAAACGGTACACCAGCTATTAATTTAACACAAAAACCATTTTCTATGTTAGATGCTGCTAACGTACCACCCTCATTACAGACGAGTTGTAACTCAACAGATTGATCTGACTCTATCCACATAAAGTCAAAGTCTGTTAATAACGTATCATTCCATATTTCAACAAGAGAGCTATTAGTAATAGCGTAACGTTTATCAAAGTAGTGAGTTATAGTTATTGCGTCTGTAGCCGTAGTGCTTCCCCCAGTGATAGTGTGTGTATCATCATCAGGAATATCTACGGTAAAGTGCGTAGTTAAATTGAGGGTAGCCATAAGTTAGTTGCTCCATTCTTTCTTTAGATAATTCTGAATTAAGTTAGCTTTAGTAAACATATTCTTATCTTTGGTTGAACCTACATAGGTGGTTATTTCAAATAAATTGTGTAGTATGTACGATTGTTCGTAAGAGATATTAGAAGAAATCCATCCTACTATATTCTTTCGTACTCCCTCAGTAATTTTATCTACACCGTGAGGGTAAATAATAGGAAAGATAGCCATCTCTCCTGCTTTTAGTTTTTTAACTATTCGCCCTACAGGAGTTTGTAATATAAACTCTCCACCTTCATAGTCTTCTTCTAGATTTATACTAAAACCATAATCAAAGAAAACATTGTTAGACTTAGGTTGTGCTTTAAATTCATCTATGTGTAGGTCGTAGTAATCATCTTTCTTGTATTGATTGTAGAAGTTAACGGACACTCTGGTAGGACAATAAACACTATCCATGTAGTAGGTGTCGTATAGTCTGTTAGTGACTATCTTTCTAACGTCATCAGGAATGTTAGTAGCTTCTGTATTACGTTTCATTCCTTCTTCTGGTTGTGTTTGTTTGCCGTCTTTAAAGTTATGTTGTTTAATACTTTTAGAACATATCTTAATATCATCTTCACTTAGTATCTTAAAAAAACGCATGATTATATTTCCTTTTTTTCATTACAATATCAAATCATATCAAAGAAAGTGTAGGGTTTTTACACAGAACCCTACAAAACTGTTATAGTGTTACGTACCCGTAGATACAGTTGCTGATTCAACAGGATTAGTAGAAATATCCACTAACACAACATGTATACGAAAACGTAGAGCCGTTTCTCCTGTTGAGCCACCGTCAAGAACGAGAGCATCAATAGTATCTGCAGCAGTAAGAATACGAGCATTAGCGCCCGATACACCTATAGCAGCTTCTAAAAACGGAGAAAAACCAGCAGCTAATGGAGAACCGTCAAGAAAACAGTCAATATCTCCACCAGTAAAGCCAATATCCATTGTGACTTGACCATTACCACGAACTTCTAGAACTTCTAGACAGCCCGAAACAATCATGGTATCTGCAGGAACGTCAATCAATTGAATGATGTCACCTCCAACACCACCACCATCAACGGTATCCCACACAGGAGAAGTCATAACATATGGAACAGCAGCATTGGAAGGATGTCCAATAGTGCCACCACCTGTTGTAGTACGATTATAAGTAGTCATTATTCAGTTCCTCCTTTAACTATCTAGGTCCATAAGACCGTTAAATACACCTTTGTATCCATCACCCGAACCACGAATAACTTTACGTCCAAATACGTGTAGACCACGTACAATGTCAGCAAAACTATTAGGATCACGAATAACTTCTGTCTTAGCAATATGTGATGCTGTAACAGCAGCAGACATATGACCGTAGATTATAAGCGTTTGTCCAGAAGTACCAGAACTACCAAAAACACTTGTTGCAGCAGAACCAGTAGTTCCTACACCAATAGCATTGGATTGATACATGCTAAAACCATGTAGCTTCTGTTCAGTTACTTTACCGTTTAGAAGTGGAGATTGTGATCCACCTGTAATGGACATGTCCATAATTTTAGAGGCAGCACTACGCAGAACTTGATAGAACTGTGGAGCAGCAACTAAATAACGGTTTTCTTCTGGTACATCGTTCTTATCTAATTCAGCGGCAGCTTGAGCCACTAGATCAGCAACTTCATCACCAGTATTGGCAGAAGTTCCCTGAGTACCTAGTGTACCTGTTGAAGCAGCAGAGCCATCATAGATAGCTTTTAGAACGTTGTAGTCATAGGCTTTCTTTAATTGGTATGCACCTGAAGAGGTAGCAAGAGCCTCAAAGTTTAAGTGGCTATGACGTTCTTCGATATCATCGACCTTAAAGGCAAAGTAGTTGCCTTGATCTACTACCAACTGAATTTGGTCATCTGCCAATGCTTCAGTATTAACGGTACTGCCACGCTGATAAGCGTTGACCGAAATGGTAGGTTCTTTGATGATGTTAACGGTATCCCCAAAGTTTTCAATTTCTCCAGCGTAGTCGGTATTAGTGATAGCTTCCGCTACCGATGCACGACGAAAGAATTTGAGAACTTTCTGGGAGTAAATAACGGGTACAAAATTACCTGTTGGTAAATTTCCGTACCCTGCGGCTGTAGTAAATGCCATGATAAACTCCTTTTATATCATAAACTATTTCTTTGTTAGTCTACAGAATCCATAACTCGACCCTCTTTTAAAGCTCTGTCGATTTCTTTTTCGACTTTTTCATACTCATGAGATTTAAGCTTGGATATTTCCTGTACTGACCAAATCTTTTTGTCATTCTGAAAGTCATCTAAAGAACGTTTTGAGTTTGTTCTTGTAACAGCTTGCGCTGCAGAATTTGAAGGACTAGATTGTGATCGTTTTGGTGACTTCGATTTATTGTGAGATTTAGGCGTTTTAATGTTATTATCAGCCTTAAACAAATCAATAACTCTAGCGGCCCATTTAACATCTGTATTATTTTTATAGATGCCATCAGCCATATTAGACGGTTGTTCATCAAGCCAAGAAAGAAATACGTCACTTTCTTTTAGAACGTCAAAGTCAGGATGAATATTAAGGAGTTGCTTCTCGGCAGTTTGTACTACTGCTTCTTGTTCTTTAAGTCGCAAGTCCGAAAGTTTTTCTTCTATTTCTTTAACACGTTCATTAGCTTGTAGAGTAGAGATTGTTTCCACAACATCGTAAACATCAGGATACTTTTCTTTGAACTCATGCAACTCTTCTTCAGTCTTGGGCAACTCTCTAATAGATTGTTTTTTTGCCTCTACGGATATCTTAGCATTAATAAGTTCTTTTTCTTGTTTCCATTCGTTTAACTTAGTGTCATAGTGACGTTTTAAATCATCATAACGCTTTTTAAAGTCGTGAGTTTGTTCTCCATTCTTTTTACTAGAAGCCAAACCTTCATGTTGAGCTAACTGTTGACGAGTAGCCTCTAAGGGGTCATCAAATTCTTGCTCTTCTTCTTCGTTAAAAGTTGGTTCTTCTAGATTACGCCTGTATGAATTCTGATACGGGGTAGGCTCTAGTTCTTCTTGAGTTTGTTCTTCCTCATTTAAATTGTTATCAACCATAGTTTACCTCTCCTTCTAATGGGGCTGTACGTTGTTGTGTACAGGTTGCCTCGGTAGGTTTATTAATGACGGGGCCATGTAAAGATTACACAGGTAGCCGTCTACGCTAGAAACAACGTTTGGAATTCCTTATTACGTTGCTCTAATTCTTTTTTCACACCGTTACCTGATGTGTAATATCTTTTATATTCTTGTGACATGACTTCTGTGTTGTCATCTATTACTGCGTTAACAAACTTAGGAAACTTACGTAAACCGTTACCACCTAAGTTGTACGCAAAGTCTATTATCATTTCTTGACTGTTTACACAGAGATCATCAAAGTCTGCATTGAAGTGTTGTGATAGTACAGTAGAAGCTGAGTCAATAGCCTTATGTATATCTTCTATTAGTAGATCATCAATCTCTATATCTGTTAAACCTTTAGCGGCTTGCTCTAGTTCAGAGTTTAGTAGCTTATGTCCGTAGCCTATTGTGTCATTACCGCCTTCAGGAGAAGCATGAGAGTACCAAAGTTCATCATCATTGTTCCAGCCTGTCTTACCGCCATTCTCAACTTTCTTGAGATACTCTATAAACACATCAGAAATCATACTAGCTTCTCATCTGTACGTTGTTTGGTCAGAAAGGACTTTTCGTAACCCGATAACACGTTAAGAGCGTCTTGAGCATTTTGTCTCATCTGAGATACGTTCTTTGGAGTTATGTCTTTAGGTTCAAAGCCTAATCCTTGATGTATTTGTCCACCGTTTGCGTATCCTGAAGGTGCAGAGAAACCCTGCTTAACTGTTTGACCGTTAGGTGTTACCATAGCAGGTTGTTGTGCCATAGTACGCCTCTGTTCGTTTGTAGCATCAGAGGTATCTTGTTCTAGTATTTCTGCGTCTTTGTCCTTAGAGATTACAAAACCACCTTTTTCCATCATAGGCATTGCAGGAGCGCCTTGTGGCGGCATAGCTTCTTGCATCATAGCCTCTTGTGGCATAGCTTCTTGTGGCATAGCAGCAGGTGCTTCCTGTGCAAAACCTTCTTGCATTGTTGGATCAGCAATAGGAGCTTCTGCTTCTTGTTGAGCAGTTACAGGCTCTTGACCTTCTTCTTCTAGTCGTGTGCGTAACTCTAGACCTTCTTTTTGTAACTTATCTAGATATTTTTTACCACCACCAAAGAAAGGCACTAATCCTTTAGGTATACGATACTCATAGTTGCTGATTCTAATAGGCACATCATCTGTAGGATCTAGTTGTGTACCTGTAAGATCAACGTCATTCTCCATAGCCAATTCAATAGCTTCTTTAGCGTATCGGTTTAGTTGATTAAGGCCATGCAATAGAACAGACTCGTAAGGTAGTATGAAATCACCCTCGTCTGCAGTTTGTGGTATATCATCTGCTACAGACATCTCTCCACCTTCTTGTGGCGGCATAGCTTCTGCTTCATTGATCATACCAACACCTGCGTCTGCACTCTCCATTGGTGCAGGAGCTACGAAACCCTCTTGTGTCTGTTGTGGTTCTATTGCCATTGTATATTACCTTCTATGTGTTTCTATAAAAATGTTTATT